TCTGCCAAAACTAACATAGCCTGCGATGGATATACTTGGTTTGTATCGTAAGATTTAATATAACGGAGCGGTAAATACTACTATGACAATACAAAGAATCAATTTAGGTAATCAGGTAAATGACGGTCTCGGTGATGACCTACGCACCGCTTTTGAAAAAGTAAATGCTAATTTTACAGAATTAAACTCTCAGTTAACTGTCACGGCATCAAACATTGGCGGCACAGGTTACGGTATTTTTAATAAAAAAGTCAATAACAATTTAGAATTTAAAAATATTGTTCCAGGTAGAGGAATTGCAATTGATGTGCAACCCACTTCCTTAATTATTAATAGTGTGGCTCCGACTGCATTTAGTAAAGTAGTTCCTACTTCTGGATCATCAATTACTGCTACTCCAGACAATCTAGGGCAAATTAATATCAATGGCGGTCCTAATATTAGCGTATCTGGTTCGGGATCAACCTTGACTATTGATACAAATATTAATTTAAATCAAGTATTATTAAATTTAGATTTTGGTCCAATATCAGATCAATTTGTAAATCCTACACAGTTAGCGTTGGCAGCGGCCAACGTCGATATGGGGACTTTAGAAAATCCAGGCAGACTTATTAGCCGGTGCATTGCCTCGTGGTCTTAGATTAGATGGCTATACAATTAAAGGCAGTCCTGTTGAAGTTGTTAAATTTACCGAAAGTAGATTTGTTATCAGAGCCAACAATGGAACTGACATCGACGACAGAACATTTTCTTTATCAGTTGATGGCGCAGATTTACCTAGCTGGGTTACCAAAGAAGGATTTTTAAATGTTGGACCGAATGATGCATATTATGTATTGGACAACAGTTATATCGATTTTCAGTTAGAAGCAAATGACAACGACACAATAGCCGGTGATGTATTAGAATATTACATTTCTCCAATGGATGGAGAGTTGCCGCCAGGATTAACGTTAAGTCGTTCTGGAAGAATATACGGGTTTACTGATCCTATATTTGCTGTAGAAAATCAAACAAACTATACCGGAGGATACGATACATCGGCATTCGATGTGTTACCTTTAGATAAAGCTGAAGCACAATCATCTGGATTTGATGATTACCTATACGACTTACTCACATATGACTACAGCGAAGAATCAAAGACACCAAGAAGGCTAAGCCGATTTTATACTTTCTTGGCAACAGTTACCGATGGCAAAAGTCAGGTCAAAAGACTTTTTAAAATTTATGTGGTCACCGAAGAATTTTTAAAATCCGATAATACAATTGTACAAGTTGACACCAATGTATTCCAAGCAAGTTCTTCCAGTAACCGATCACCTCTATGGGTAACCGAATCTAATCTAGGCAGAGTCCGTGCAAACAATTATCTAACTATTTTCTTAGAAGTATATAGAGCACCTGGAATTTCGGGAACACTATTGTTTTTCTTACAAGATAAAAATCCAGATGGATCCAACAGCGTATTGCCTTCGGGACTGTCGCTAGATCAAATAACTGGCGAAATTGCTGGAAAAGTTCCTTATCAAAGAGCTGTTACTATTTCATACCAGTTTACAGTATTGGCTGCAAATTTTCTTGTAGACATCCTTACTTTAGATTATAATCTTAGAGGAGCATGGTCTGTCTTAGCTACATATGCAAAGAACGATGCAGTACTTTATAATAATATATTATGGATTTGTCTTCAGCCGCACCAATCTAGACAACCTAACGAGCAACCATTATATTGGAATTCAAGTGCAGCGTTAAGCGAAAAAACTTTTAATATAGATCTAATTGGAGAAATTGAAAGTTATATAGAATGGGTATCTGACAGCAACCTTGGAACTATTCGAGCAAACATGCCTAGTTCTATAAGCGTTCTTGCTAACGGATTAACTCCGGGCGATAAAGTTTTATTTGAAGTTACTAATGGAACATTACCGCCAGGTTTAACATTATCGGGCACAGGGAATATTCAAGGAAAGGTAAAACAATTTGCCGATAGTAACGGCTCTGGTCTTACTAGATTTTTTGACTGGATCAACGACACTCACGATTCAAGCGGTGCAATTACCTATGGCACTAGCTTTGACGGCAGCAATACGACCTTTGATAAAGAATTTAGATTTGAAATTACAGCAAGAGATACTATTAGATTTGCAGAGTCAAAGAAAACTTTTTCTTTAAGAGTCATTAATGAAAATGTTAAAACGTTTTCAAATCTTTATATTAAATCATTTCAAAATAAAACTAAAAGACTTGCTTGGTTTAATTTTATCACCGACTCTAATATATTTAGAAGTGATGAAATTTATCGATACGGTGACACAAACTTTGGAGTACAAGTTGAACTTAAAGTTTTATTGTTTGCCGGGATAGAAAGCGTTGAAGCTGTAAACTATGTACAGTCCATGAGTCGCAATCATGCACGTAAGCGCATGCGTTTTGGGGACGTTAAATCAGCAAAAGCCAAAGACCCAATTACTCAAGAAACACTATACGAAATAATTTACGTAGATGTTGTAGACCCGCTTGAAAAAAATAGAGTTAGTATCAGTCAAACTGTTCAATTACCTGATAAAATTAATAGCAAAGTATTGGTTAGTTATAACAATCTAACAGTAGATAGCGATATACCATTTGTTAGTGATTCTGACAAACAACGAGTATTTCCTAATTCTATAAAGAACATGCGGAAACGCATTCAATCTATTGGGGAATACGATAGATCCTACTTGCCGTTATGGATGAGAAGCATTCAAGAAAATTCGTTAACTGAACCGGGATATGTTAAAGCACTTCCCCTATGTTACACATTGCCTGGCAAATCAGCTGCAATTATTTCAAGAATAAAATTTAGCGATTTTGATTTTAAAAATATTGATCTAGAAGCAGATCGATATATTATTGATGTTATCGATGGAACATTCCAAGACAAGTATCTTGCGTTTCCTACAGGAACTGCAAGCAGATCTATTGACGATCCGTTGCCACCAGCAGCTCCAGATACTCCAACACCGGCACAATCTAATCCATTCAGTATGGATAGTTTAGTTACAACTAACGATAGTTTATCGATTACATATGATCAAGGATATTAAGCAATGAGCCAACAAATTATTAATTTAGGTTTAATACCGAACGATGGTTCCGGTGATGCCCTTAGAGTGGGCGCACAAAAAATTAACGAAAATTTTACCGAACTGTATGACAGAGGAATTCCTGAACAAGCAGGCAATAATGGTAAATTTCTTACTACCAGCGGTACAGTCCTAAGATGGGATCGAGTAACTGATATTACCGGCAATGCCGCCACAGTTACAAACGGTATATACACTACAGGGTCATATAATAATCCGTCTTGGATTGCTAGTTTGTCCCCATCTAAAGTATTGCCAACTCAGTCCGGTAACAATGGCAAATACTTAACCACTGACGGCTCAACGTTAGCGTGGGTAGATTTGGAAGCTGTTAGTATTTTTGATTATAATAATTTAATTAATAGACCAGTTTTTCCAGACAACACTAGTGACCTAGTTAACGATTCTGGATTTATTACTAGCAGTGCATTGACAGGATATGCTACAGAAACTTATGTCAACTCAAGAGGGTTTATAACTAGCAACGGTTTGCCAAGTCAAGCTAGTAACGCTGGCAAATATCTTACTACTAACGGAACAACTCTAAGTTGGGCAACGGTAACTAGTGGTACAACTGACTATAACAATTTAACCAATAAGCCCACTATACCAACCAGCTTCAACAGCCTAGTCAACGGTGTTCACACACTCAGTCTCGGTTCAACTGGTAACACCACATTCCCAACAGGACTTGTACTAGGGGCACCGAGAGGGGTTAATACAGTTAACTTTACTGCTGCTGTTAATAAAGAGTTTCAGATTGAAACAGGAACTGCCACCAGTGGTAAACTATGGCAGTTTGGTACAGATGGTAGCTTAACTATACCAGGTGATATCAAGAGCCAAGGCAACATCAACATTGACATCAACTTGGCAGACTCAACGCTGCGCCGTTGGCAGTTCGGTGAAGATGGCAGTCTAATGACTCCAAATGACCTGCAAATTTAC